CTAAGGTACTCCCGACTTCTCAGGAAGATCTCGAAGACTCTTAAGTGTGGGGGTGTCCGCCAAGGCATCGAGATGATTAAGTCTCGGCGCCAGCGGTACCTCCAATACCTAGGTTCGACTCCGGGGTCTCCTGAGGAGGGCAGGCTTCGCCTACGGATGACGCGTGTTTGGGGTCACAAGGCAGCAGCGGTTCTACTGAAAAGAGAGCCTCCGGTAATTCGGATGGTTCTCACAGTTTTCACTGCACTGCGCTCGTTCCACCTCCCTGTGGAGGTGGACGTGACTTCAATCACGGGTCCTTCCAAGGTGAAGGACTGTCCTCCCTGAGAAGAGTGGGTTGGCCCTTTTTGGGCCAACCTACGATCTTCGGGGAAGGTACCTTCTTCCGTGTCCTTCCAGTGGGAAGAACATCACCTCTCACTCAAGGCGGGCCCCGGTGGGGGTCCGGCTATCCTTGGTGCTCTTTCTGATCTTGTGTCCCTCCCTGGGACCCTGATCGAGAGCATCAAGGTGCTTGGGGGGGAGCTGCTCTCTGAGAACATTGAGCAGGTCCTGGAGATGATTCCTCTCCTCCAATCGGTGCCACTGAAGCTTTTTAAGGTTCAGGTGGGCGCCTTTCGGAGGATTGGGGGTATCCCAGATAAAGAAGGGAAGACTCGGGTGATCGCTATGCTGGACTTTTGGTCCCAGTCGGCGCTTCGCCCGCTTCATTTCTTTCTCTTTGATATCCTTCGAAGAATCCCTCAGGATGTGACGTTCTCTCAGGGATCCTTTGTGGACCATGTCAGGCGATGGGGTAGGGGGGTGACCCTCTACTCCGTCGACCTTTCGAGCGCGACAGACCGGTTTCCGATCGATCTGATTGCGTCGGTCCTTAAGGGGGTTCTCCCGAGCTCCCTGGTCGAGGCTTGAAGGGATATCATGGTGGGTTACCCCTTTAAGGCCCCCGACGGTTCCGAAGTTCGGTATTCCGTCGGGAACCCTATGGGGGCATACTCATCCTGGAATTCCTTCGCACTGGCTCACCACTTTGTGGTTTACTGGTGCTGCCGGGATCTGGGGATCTCTTGACACCGGTCCAGGTACGTCGTCCTTGGTGACGATGTCCTGATTGGTGATGAGAGGCTTGGGGAGAAATACCGGGAAAGGATCCTCTCCCTCGGAATTGATATTTCTTATCAGAAGTCGTACACGTCTAAGGACCTGTGCGAGTTCGCTAAGAGATACCTTTACCGCGGTGAAGAGGTCTCCCCCTTCCCAATTTCCTCTGTCATCTCGAACCTGGGTGACGTAAGTCTCCTGGTTCCTTCGGTGGCAGGTGAAGCTAGGAAGGGCCTGGTCCCCCGGCAAGGGGTCCCTGAGTGCATTGGGACGCTCTCTCGCTTTCTGGGTCATCGGAAGGCCATGACTCGTCGTTGGGTGCAGCGTGCACGCGACGCCGAGCTGGCCGGCCGGTTCCTCCGGGGCGAGATGAGTTCGGGTCAGTTTGTCCTCCTTTCGACTGGT